GAAGATATGCGACAAAAAACAGATGATCCAGGCTATGAACGATTATCCGCTGTGTCGAACAAATGAAATGACTGTAATGAATTTACTACTTCGATTCAAATACAATTTGTGGCAAGAGTTTCCTATTAAAACTAGTTCCGAGGATAAATATCTGTTTGAATGGTGTGAGTCGAATCATCCGTTTCCGACGAATTGGACAAACTATTGTTACATGAAGTACCCTTATTCGATTGGGTTTGACATCCACCTTTAGAAATCCACCTTTGGAAAAGGTGGAGCCAAATCCACTATCGGTTAAAGTTTGTTTTTTTGTAATCAAATAATATTACAAAAAATAGATTTCTGTCGCTACGCGTTTTGCTCCACTTTTGGAAAAAGTGGATGATTACCACTTCGTCGCCTTCTTCACATTGATTTTCGGTCCAGCACCGCGCTTCTGCACTGACCCCGGATCATACTTTTCGTCCTCTTCGTCACCCGAGTTGTAGCCTTTCGAGAGTTCCCAGAACTCTTTGGACCCCAATTTGAAATCATTGTGGCTGTCGGCCTTGTACCAGAATACCTGTTCTTGCAGCTTGTTCGATTTCGCGTTATTATTTATCACCAAGCACTCATAATTTTCCGTACATTGATCCATGACTTGACAAAAAGACTCAAATGTAGGGAACATTCCTGCATAGTTGTCATAGATACGCTTGCGATTCGCAATATAGGGCTCGCGCAGTATAAAAACATAGTCGATGTTAGTCCTGAGCGTGGGTGGAACTCCCAGCGGGTATTGCATAGTGATGATAAGCATCACCTTCCAATGTCTCATTGGTTACCATTCTCTATTAGGCATTTCTTCCTAATGTCATTGAATTTATGCTTTTTAAATGGGCATAACATGCTCTCGCATGGGATTAGACTATATCTTAAGGCTTCATGAAGGATAGTTAATCCTCTCCGCCCCACGGGCATTTAGTCGTTGAACAATCTTCATACTCTTACCATGACGAGGTTAGAAGACTTGCTGCGGGTTGTCTCTATTTTATGCCTTTTTACTATACCTTATGTGATTAGCATAAGCCGCCAATGTATTTCTACACTGGTTTAGTAGCACAAACCTAACGAGATGTCTCCGCAATTTGGACGTGTCGCGCACTATGCAAATTGCACAATACACTAGCCTGACTTTTGGTCAGACTACGGCAAACATTTACCGTTCATAAATAGAAGTCGCATCATCTTATCACGAGACCAAGTGTTATCGTATAAGCAATCATCCAGAATGACGAATGTTCGTGGATCAATTGTGCTTCGCTTGTAGGTCTCCATTTCCTTTTTGACCTGCTTCAATACGGTCTTTTGACGCTTCAATATGTTCTCGACAATCGCAGTGTTGTACTCATTGTGGATGAAGAGTTTGGGAACCATAGAACTGTAGAAACCGTTACCCTCTTCTGTTCCGGATATGACGGTTCCGATGGGGATTGATTGCTGGTAATAGAGAAGATCACGGACTAAGAAACTTTTACCGGTGTCACGACGACCGATGAGGACGACGACGGGTCCCTTTGCTTCATTTGGTTTGAAGCTGATGTTCTTCATATCAAATTTTCTTAATTCTAATGACGCCATTCTAATCTAATGCTAAATTAAATTGGGAAGAAAACTACGCATCTATCCACCTTATCCACCTTTAGAAAAGGTGGAGCCAAAAACAAACCTATTTTAAAAATAACTAAATAACAGTAAGGATAAGGATTTTGCTCCACCTTTCCCAAAAGTGGATTAGTTAGAACCAAATATAATTTATATTCCAAATAGCTATGATGACTAAAATCGATTATCAAAAACGGAAGAATCAAGAACTTTGCAAGAGTTTAGAAGATCCGAAATCACTGTTTCTCTCGAACACTCAAAATTACATCCCTATTTATAAACGAATTCTTTCACTGAACGAGACGAATTATAACGGTGTGAATTTGAACCATCGGTGGTATTTGTCTAATGTTAAATCGGCTATAGATGACAGCCCCAATCTGTTTGAGTGCAAGGTTAAGAACATCCAAACGCAAAAGGTCAAGGATAAGGAGGTATTTTTCAAGCTGGCTCCGCTGTTGGTCCCTTACAAGTATCTGATTGGTAAGTATGTTGGACAGGCCGACAAGATCCTGAATCTGCCTGATTATAACTCAACCGAAACAACGACGATAGCTTCATTCACCGACCCCAACAACTGCGCATATGTGGATGGACAGTTCTTGTATTTTACAAACAGCTTGATCCATGAACACAAGTTTGTGCATGGAGTTGATTATTATGGATCATTTTTGGCAATCAAGAACAATTTCAAAGTGAATGTGTATGACGATATTGAGTTTCTACACAAATCGGATTTCTTCAATAAGAACAAGAACAAGTTGTTCAAAATTGATAGTTACGAACACCTCTTCCAGAACGACAAGAGCAACAAGAGGAAACCGATTCAAATTGAACCGAGCAGTAATGCGGAACTAGATGTCTCGCCGATTGACGATTCTATATTCGAAGACATCTTCGAACAAGATGATACCAAGGCTCCAACGGAAGCTCTTGAGGAAATGACCTTCGATGAAATGAATTTTGTTGAGCGGATTTCAAAGAGTTTGAGGTCAGATTCGTCTGGTTCGTCGTGTTCATCGCGGTCTTCTTATACTTCTGCAGAGGATAACAAAGACGATGAGACCAGCGGAGAGGATGAAGATGACGATGCTGACGATGATGATGACGATGAATCATCGTGGGATTCAGAGGATGAAGAAGAGATGATTGAAGCGACCATTCCCAAATTCCCAGTTCAAGTGATTTGTATGGAGAACTGCGATAACACTCTTGATGATTTGATTTTCTCGAATGATCTTACGAACGACGAATGGCTGTCGGCGCTGATGCAGATTATTATGACGCTGATAACATACCAGAAGGCATTTTCATTTACGCACAATGATTTACACACAAACAATGTCATGTACAATGAAACTGACAAGAAATTTCTGTTTTACAAGTTCAAAGGAAAGGTGTATAGGGTCCCGACATTTGGTCGCATATTCAAAATCATTGATTTCGGGAGAAGCATTTACAAGGTCAATGGCAAGACATATTGCAGCGACAGCTTCAGCCCGGGAGGAGACGCAGCGACTCAATACAATACGGAACCATACTTCAACGAGAAGAAACCGCGTTTGGAACCGAATTATAGCTTTGATTTGTGCCGCCTCGCATGCTCTATATTTGATTTTATGGTGGATGACATTAAAGATGTCAATAAGTGTGCCAAAGATCCGGTGAAGAAGATTATCATTGATTGGTGTTTGGACGACAAGGGTGTCAATGTCTTGTACAAGAACGATGGTACGGACAGGTATCCTGACTTCAAACTGTATAAGATGATTGCCAGGTTTGTGCATAATCACACGCCGCAGGCGCAGTTGGATCGCCCCGAATTCAAGGCGTTCGAGTTCAAGGGAGAAGTTAAGGGGGATATTATGGATATCGATGTCATCTTTTCCTAACTTTGTGTGAAAAGCACCACAGCACAGATTTTTTTATTTGCCAATTATTTGGTAAATAAAAATAATTACATTGCGTAATATCTAGCAAATATATCTATTTTATTGTACTAAATGATTTGTCAGTGTGAGCCTATGGAATTATCCGAGCCGGTTATTGAATCCGTTTCCAACATGTCATATGTATACGACTGCGCAGGGGGTCGTCAAACAGATCTCGATTGGAGAGCGAAATTTGAGGCTATAATCGCTCAAAAAGAATCCGATATTAATGAGCGTCTTATTCTAAAAACCGGCAAGTCTATGAACTGGCCATCTAATTTGGAAATGGGGTTTACTCAACAAGCGAGTTATTGGGTAAAACACGAACCAACCAACTCAAACACAATATCGGAAATGCTTGATGAACTAGATAATCGTAAGCGTCAAACACCAAAAGCTGTGTTTTTTGTTGATCCTGTTTATAAAGACGACCCCAAATTATTTGTAGCGAAACCCGGTGAGCTTGTCAAGATGAATTGTCCCGACACCGATTTAACGCCGATTACTATTGACGTCGTTTCTCTCACTGATATATTCTCCAATAAGGCGCTTGTAGATGTGAGAGGATGGCGCTTATCGCATATTATTATCTTGGGTATACGACACATTAAACCGATTAACATTGCTGTCCGATTTATCAACGATGGAACTATTTTTTCATTGGACGAGAAAAAAACCATTGGCGAATGGTCTATTCGTAAAGAGGATGGATTTGCTTTGTGGCAGCAGCCGAGTAATTGGGCAATGATCTGTCAGAGAGCTGTAACCCATCGTCTTCATATAAAACTCTTTGAAGACGGGGGAGAAATGGATATGGTGATGTTATTTGACAAGACAAGGAATCAACATTATTTACAACAAGATAGTTCGTTTTACCAAATGAATGATAAGTGTGTTATGATTGCGGATACCTCCTGTGATCCTGCATGGTCCGCACAGCCAATCCACACGCGCTGAAACCTTTATTAAAGGTGGATTGGTTTAAAGACATTTTGTCGATATATATAAATGTTTGTAGGGAATTTGATTGCAATCTTCTACGCTCTTACGGGTCTAGCGTCCCCTTCGGGAAAGTATGTCGGTTCCAAGTCAGTGTTTGGTGAGACGATTGGCGCGTCTGTGTCCTTCCGCGACAGTAACACCCTCGATTTTGCAATTACGGGCGCATTTGAACTGAATTGCGCGGGAGAGCCTTATGCGCTGAGCGGCAATGAGATCGTGTTGTTGGACATTGATGAGGCTGGCGATTGTGCGCACGACGCGCTCTCTGATAATGGTGTCATCCTCACGGATATTCTGTATGATGGAACAAAGAATCACATCACCGTTTCTGTCAAGTATTCCGTTGCAAAGATCGATCTGGAGCTAAGCCCTGAGTTGAATTTCATGGTCGATGTCTATTCCTATTAAATTTATATAATTATTTATCCACTTTCTTTGAAAAAGTGGATAAAATTATGATCTGTTATTATTCTTCATCTGTGTCGTCATCGGCAATCTCTAATTTTGGTGGCGACTTTTTAGTGACATTCTTTTTGCATCGTTTGCGTCCTTCATGTTGAGCAGCCTTATAACCTTTAGGACACTGTTTCTTACCTTCAGGAATATCAACATATTCGCTTTCTTCACTAAACCGCACCTTTTTCGTTTTTGCAACGGCTTTCGGTTTTGCATCGGCTTTTGGTTTTGCATCGGCTTTTGTTGCAGTCTTCTTGCACTTTTTAATTCCTTCATGTTGAACAGATTTATAACCCTTGGGACACTGCTTCTTATCTGATGGCATCTCAAGGTATTCTTCGCCGGTAGAACGAACCATATTCTGCGGAGCGACAGCGTCCTCAAGCGGGGCAGAAGCAGGGGCAACCTCAACCATATGCATTTTCTGCCCACCTGGAGCAAGCGACCACAGGATCTCGCTAATATAGGACTGAATAAACTTCTTATTCAAGACAGACCTAGCAAAAACAAGTCCATTATTCGCAATTTCCCTGCATCGCTCATCGTTCTTCTTGCACCATTTGATAACATCCAACAAATCCGACAAATCCTCCTTCACAGGAATGTAATGGACCTTTGCCTTTATCATGTGATCGACCCATGAAGTATATGGGCTCATAACACGCAAAATGAGAGAACCCGTCGTCATCGTTGTCAGCAAACGATAAGCATTCACATTTCCATCAACATGAATGATATACTTGAACTCACTTTGCTGGCGCATATTCAAAAAGTCATTTGTGTAATTTATTCGGGTGTTCATAATACCCAACCCATACTTGGGATCAAAGCGAATTGATTTTGTGTCTATCGAAGCCGCTCCCACCGGTTTGGACAGCCTAACATCAAGTAAATTTGAGTTGATCGAATCTAACTTCAAACGCATATTGGTCTCTTCTGTGTAACCACAACCTGTGGGTCCGCCGCGGAAGACAGCCCGAGTTTTCTTCTTCTTTGTCCAATCGGTGATTAACCCAGCATCCCATTTGACATCAGACATTAAAGGTGCAGCAGATGCTTGAGTGATTTTGTATTGATGCAGAGATTTTCTGGTGGCATTTGTTTTTACAGTTGTTTGTTTCAAAACTGTCATCACATCATCATAATTTGGGATAGGAATATCCAGATAATGACGCTGACCGGAAATACTCAAAATTGGCAGATGTTTGTCGAATACATAATCGCCATCTAGTTGAACTTTTCCAGTGACCATAGCAAATGGCGATTTACCATGATTCCGCAATATAACAGCATCTGTTAAATTCAAAATGAAAACTCCATCAGGCAAATTGACACCTTTTAACAGTTGCAAATACTCATTTTCTGTTTTCTCTGTTCCTTTGTCCTCGCTGAATGGTTTCACAATGCACTGCATTACACGAAGACGATCTTTGTTTTTGCTGATCGAATCGCGAATAAATTTCCGTTGTGCCTCAGTAATCGTGGGGTTCTTGTCTAAATTGGCAAGGTGCTTGTCAATGGCTTGTTGAAAGATTGGTGCTGTTGTTTGCATATCCAGCTTACACATCAGAATGCTATTGTCCTGAATACACAGCATATAACACTGATGATGCAGAAGTTCGCAAATATACTTCAATGTATTACGCAGTGATTCGAGAGACATCTCCCATATCGGATTTGAAACCTGAACAGGGAGATTGGCTGGTGTTATGTGTGATGACGATGATTTGCTTATATGCTCAATATATTTGGCGCCGATTTTATACGCTTCATCGTATGTATTTACTGTTTTCATTTCGTATTTTGTTGGCATTCTTCTTATATATACACATCATTATTTTTTAACGATGTGTATATAATTATTCACTGGTTCCAAGCAAGTCTATTAGAATTCGGGATTATCGGTGAAAACAGGTGTGACTCCACCCTTCTGCATAACGGGGCTCAGTTGCTCCAAAATGAAATTTCCAGAAACTACACTAAAGTAAACAAGCACAGTGTCGCGGATCAATAACTTCAGAGGTTTGCTTTCTTTATCGACAAATCTCATTTCAATAAACTTGGAAATCAGAAAGATTAACGATATAATTGCTGCAACTATGAAAATATTTTCCATTTTACAGTATTGATTCAATTTCTTATTATTTGTTTTACGCAATTACTCTTTTCGTAATTACTTATTCCAAAACCTCAATCTCATCAATTAGCAAATCCGGCAACAAATCCAAAGACGGCTCAACTAAATCATGTACATCCAAGTTGTCCAAGACAACAGACTGGTCAGAGATAGAGAGCTTTACATTTTGATAATCATCGTCATCGTCATCTCCTTCACTCAACTTCCTTTGTTCCTCTCTCATCTCACTAATTTGTTTCAATCGTTCATCTGTCTTGGGCGCTTCGACTGGTACAATCGTATTGTCGGGTCCCTTGACATAATCAACATCATTGAAACGAATACTAGACCGCGAGTCTGTCTCACTAACAACATTAGGCTGATCTACAGTATTCTCCTTCGCAAACTCCTTCACATGCTCAATCGGTTCCTCGATAATCTCATCCTTGATCTCCTCAGTAACATTTTCCTCAACAGTCTCCTCCAAATACGCCTTCAAAATCGCCTCCACCGGAATGCTGTCGCGAACAGTCGTCAAAATGCACTCCTGGACAATAATCTCCAGTTCCCTGTTGTGTTTCTGTGTTTGGAGCGGCGGGATATTCAGCTCAAATAAATAGACATTCTTATACACTTTCCTGGCGACACTGATATACAGCTTGTGAATGAAATCGTCCAACTTGGGAATATCGATATCAATCTTCTTCTGCTTTTGACCAACACGCATAGCAGTTAAAACCTTCAATTGAATGACATGGACACAAGTCACGAGATCTTCTAAATACACGCAACCACTCTTGTCGCAAATCCTCTTTCTCTCCGTCTCAATGATTGTGCTGTTCCACTTCGGAATTCGCGAAACGAAGTTCTGGAATGTCATCAAGTACTTGTCCATCTCACCGTTCTGTTTGCATAATTTAACAGCCTCCTCCAAAATCGATTTGTATCCATCAATAACCAACGGTGTCAGAATCGTGATAAGCTTAGCACACCATTCATTTCTGCTTTCATGCAACGCGCCAACATTAAAATCGTCCATGTTACATAAACGAAATATTTTCTAAAGACAGTTCTGAACTTAAAAACATAAAATTCAGTATAAACAGAATCAATAACTTCTCATTTCTAAATTCTTTGCGAACACGATTAAATGCAACCAACATTTCATAACGGCGCTCTATTGTAATATGGTTTTCTAAAAACTTGTGGTTTTCCAAGAGGTTCAAAATGTCGATGCCGCTGTAAGCCTTCTCATATAATTTGCTGCATTGTGTCATCAACTGTTGAATACTTGTATTCTTGCCAACATTCTTGATAAGTTCCTTCTTCAACCATTCGATTCGAGTTTTATTTACATCTTGCAAAAAAAAAGTTTTCTCTAAATTGTACTTGTAGAGGTTTATGATTTGATCATTATATACCGGTTCGGGGACATAAATTTCACAGAACCGCGATAAGATCGGTTTCAACAAGTTGTATTTGTCTTCAACAATGATGAAGAAGCGCGTATTGTGACTGAAGAGCTCAATGCATCTACGGAGTGCGGACTGGGCGTCCATTGTGAGTTTGTCTGCGTTGAGAAGAATGATGCTCTTGAATATGTTGCCACCGTTGGAATTGATGTGGGTTTTTGCAAAGAATTTCAACTCTTCGCGGATGAATTTGATCCCCTTTCCGTGAGCACAATTTACATACATTACAAGCGCTTTGATCCTCTCTCGGTCATTGTCATAGACATTGTGGATAAACTCATTTACAATGGTTCGCTTCCCTGATCCTGATGGACCATGGAATATGATATTTGGGATTTTATGGATCGATTGGAAATATGCCAACTTTTCTTTGATTGGTTGATGGATGTTCAATTGCTGCATTATTTATTAATGGGTTGGTGTTTTTATATGTTTATTGTAACGCAATATAATTACACCTTTCTCAAAAAAATATCAGTGTAATATATGTTGTTTCCGAAATATGACGACGATAAAATGACATTTATTTACTTTGTTCAAAATAACAAACAAATATTTGATGAATTACTGAGGTCGGGTAAGTATAGACTAGGTACTAATATCGGTATCAAAAATCCTTCTATGGTTTTGAGTGGTTATCAGTTTTTGAGAAATTTAGATGACGCAGATGTTGGCACTATATTATACGACGATGATTCTGACTATCCTAATCCCGAAGAAAAAGATGACATATATGAGTTTGAGAAGTGGTTAAACAATGATGTCGTGAAACAGAAATTCATGAAGGAATATAACAAATCTGTTAGAGCTGATATCAATAAAAAACAAAACGATATCGATGAAGCAAGAGAATCTAGAATAAGAGTTGTAGAGAGAACAAAACAAATCAAAAATGAAGTCTTAGATATAGATTATGTCCTGGATGATAGAGAAAAATCTGTAAAAGGAAAAAAATATAGGACCGCTAAACGGTCATATATTACGAATGAGGTTATGAATAAAAAAAAGGGAGGGAAAAAGAACAAAACTCAAAAACACAGAAAACCTCGGCATTACACCTTTGGACATTGAAAACGCCCAAAAGGTAATTGCGAATTTCACGCCTTACCATACTTATCTCCTAAAAGGGTATCGTAGGTAATTATTTAGAACAATACAAAATCCTTATCTTGTTTGGTATTCCTAAAACCCTAA